ATCGGAAGTTCCAAATTTATACTCTCTTCCTATAAGAGGATTTAAAATTACTTCGGGCTCTATTATATTTAAGTCCATTTCTGGGTAACTAAAAATATAATATGGAATCCCTAACGCATTACAATTATTTATATCTGATTCTGAGGCTTCTGATGAAGCATCAGGATGGCTATGTACTATTGCGTATATATCTGCTCTTTGTTTTACAAATAAATAATCTTTTGAAGATAGAATAAAATCTTCATCGTTCTCTGCTACATTAGTACAAGGAAACCATTTCTTTTTTCCTTTTACAATTCCTATTATACCACAACCTTCTCGAGGGTATTCTTTTTCAAAATGCTCTTTTATTTCGTCTATCACCTAAACTTTCTAGTTCCAGGGAACCCTCCGAAAGGTAATGGTCTAATACTGCTTCCAGAACTTTCTCCGGTTCCATCTGTACCATGGAAACGAACTTTACAAGAAGAAATTAATTTACCACAAACATCTATTCGTGTCCAATAAGACCTACTTGTTTCTGGAGGATAGTCAGCAGCAACTGATACCGCTTTTAAACACTCATAAATTCTTACCCAACTATCTGAGCCTACTGTTGTAAGAGTTTTAACCTTATTTCCAACTGAGTATGAAGATGCCGCAGAATAAGTGGGTATACTACTAATATTGTTAGTTATTAAATTATCGTTAATATCATAAAAAGAACCTTGAGCTGTTGTAAAGCCCCAGCTACACCCAGATCCACCATTTAAACCATCAATAGCTATTCCTTGATATTTCCAAGGACAGTATTTCCCTACTACGATTCTTCCTGGAACCTTTACACCTTCTAAGTCGAAAGGAGAAGCTAGTTCATAGGCTACAGCCATTGCCGTTTCTGTACTCAAACGGTCAATAATATACTTCATAGAAGGAAACTCATTAGGTAGAGTAGTAGTCCATCCGGCTACATCAGTTTCTCTATAAGTTTTCTTTAATAAAGTTCTTCTATGTATTACGGTAGACCCTATCATATCTTCGGGTTTTACAATATTATTTGCCTCTAATATTTTACTCCAGGTTGTCTCATCAGAGTCTCCGTCTGCATTACTTACTAAAGTTCTTCCTAAAGTTATAAGATTTCCCATAGTAAGAGTAGGTCTATTCTGTGGACCGTCTGCTGAAAGACTAATCTCAGAAATACCTATCGGCATTGCAATATATTCCTCCAAGGAAGTACCGTCCGTGGTAGGAAAATAAATATTTTTTGAGTTTTCATCAAGCCCTGATGTAGCGTAAACAAGCGGAGTAGTTTGACCCTTTAATGTAATTTCAAAAAGATTAATTAAAGAATCTGCTACACTTTGAACTTGTACTGTATCAATTATATCTGTCATGGTTCATAAACTCTTCTAAAGGTTGCATTTAGAGTCTGTACATTAGTATTTACATATTGAATAGTATATTCTTCACAGGCCACTTTTACGCTCGTACCCGCCACTACTATACTAAAATTATCTCCGATTTTGGAATCCACCCAGGAGGATAAGACATTTATTTCGGCAGTAGTTCTATTTGAAAATACTACAGCAAAGGTTTCTTGCTTTGTATTTATTCCATCCCCTACTCTTTGCTCATATCCATCTCCAAACTTAGCAACTAATACATTATGCCTAGTTTGTCTATTTATTCCTCTATCAAATCCAATATCTGCGGTTTCTCCGCCATTATTAGTTCCAAAGACTTCTAACTTATCAGAAGCGGAAGCGGATAGTCCTGTATTCGTAACTTGAATATAAAAAGTTGACATTATGCTACTCCGTACGGACTAAGCATTCCGCCCGATCTCTTTTGATTGCGAATTTCATTTTGAACGGCTGCAGCAATTTTCTTACCCATTGAAGCAGCTTCTGCACTATCCGCTTTAGAATTTGTTGACTCTGCATTACCTTCTCCATTCATTACAACATTCACACTTACATTATTCTCTTGCATACCTCCGCCACTGCCAACGGAAGACATCTCAACAGGAATAGATCTTCCATTTGGGAGTGGCACTACTGCTTCTGTGCCGTGAAGAAGTGCAGGATAACCTCCCTGTCTTCCGCTTGCTACACCACCTTCTGAGTACCCCTTGACTTTGGCTCCGCCTGAGAATACGCCTCCTGTTCTTGCAAAACCAAAAGCAGAAGAAGCCGTTAAAGCTACCGTATTAGCGGCCAAAGCTGCAGTATTTGCTGCAGTATTTGCACTCTGCATCGGTTGAATAAATTTGTCCCAAATAGTTTGTGCGAGAATTACTGCCTGTAATGCCATACTTACTTTTTGCAGCGCTTCTCCTGCTTTAGTATTTCCTAGTACTCCTCCTAATAATCCAGTTACTGCTGCGGTTGACGCAAGAGTAGCTGTATCTAAACTTTTTAATCCGTCTATTAAACCTTTCTTACTTTGTTCTTCTTCGTCCTTAGTGGGCCCTAGTTCATACCCAGAGTTTTCTACCATTGCGGCACCGGCTGAACCTGCCATTCCTACAGGGCCAGCTATTCCTGGTGTACCTGTACCTGTACCTATGCCCGGCACGCCCATAGCGCCGTCTGGACAAGCTACTACACAGACATACATCGGTGTCATGGCGGAAGAGCCTAATACTCCAGTAGAATTCATACCAGGCATAGCAGAAGCAGCTGCAGCTGCAGGACCTTGTCCTGTGGGCGCTTCTTCTTTATTTCCGCCAAATATACCGCCTAAAGCCCCGCCTCCGCCAGTGGTAGGATCACCAAATAAGAAGTTTACAAACTTCTGAGTAATTCTATCAAAAATTACTTTCTGAATACTTCTTAACACGCTAGTAGCAAGATCTCCAAAAGCGTCTTTAACAGATTTAGTTCCCTCTAGTATTGAGGAGAAAGCGTCTCCGAATCCATCAGCAAAACTTTTTGCAGCAGCATCCACAATTTGTTTCTCTACTGTAAATCCTCGTAATTTTTCTTTTAGATTCTCAATACTATTTCCGAGTTCGTCGATTTTTAAAGTTTCATCTGCATCCACTAACTCGAGAGCTCTGCCTTTTAATCCATTAGGATCTCCAACGAGACTTCTTAAGTCGTTTGCTCTATTTTCAAGAGCTTCTTTTCTGAGTGCCCCCTCTATAGAACCGTCGTTTGCTTTATCTGCAGCAGCATCTAATTCTGCTGCGAGATACTCATACTTAGCATCCAGAAGCGCATATTCAATTTCTATTTGTTGTCTTTTTGCTTCGGCTTCTTTTTTGATCGAATCTTCTTTACTTTTCTGTAAGTCCAATGCATTTTGAAGCTCTCGCTGAGCAGCGCGCTCATCAGCACCTAGAAATGCGAAAGGAGAGTTAGATCTTTCCTGTCTTGCTAGTCTATCGTTTCTAAGGTCATTTTTTCTCTGCTCAATATCCAGAGACTGCCTATTTAAAGAAACTTCCTTATTTAATATGTCTAAAGCTCTTTGATCTTCAGCAATACGAGCTTTAGTTATCTGGAATTCTTGTTCTGCTTGTGAAGTTTTTTCATAAGCCAAATTACTAATCTGTCTATCTATTTCTGCGTTTTTAGCTGTTAATTCTGCTCCTTCTAAGAACTTAGCATTAAGATCTTTTTGGGCTTCTAAAGCGCTCTTTTTCGCTGCTAATACATTTACTTCTTGAGCGAATTGAGCCTCTAAAGCAACAACCCCGCCCTCTTGAATCCTTTGTAATGCCTTTAATTGTTGCTCTTCTTGTTTCTGTATGCTTACCTTATTAATTAAAATATCATTTGCAGCAGTAGCTTCCTCAGTAAACTTATCTGAGTATAGCTTCAAAGTACCAAGAGAACTAATTTTTACTGAAAGATTGTATATTCTTGAAAGAAAATCAGCCTGTTTTGCAAACTCTGGATTCTGTTTAGCGAGTTCTCCTTCTCTTATATTTAGCCCTCCTGCAAAACCTCCGAGACCTCCAGTGGTGTCAAGTTCATTAATAACAGAAGATACAGTTCTTCCAAAATCTCCGCTTATTCCTATAATTTCAGAAAATGGAGTACTTCTCTTTGCTTGGAGTTTTGTTTGTTCTTGATTAAATCTACTTAGTTGGTCTCCGGCAGACTTTAACTCTCCACCTAATTTTCCAAAAGTTTGAGAGTATTGGTCTACTCCTCGTGCCAATAATGCATAATCAATTGTTCCTGCTTCTGTAAGAAATCCGCCCTCAGATACTGGAGTGTCTAATAATTTTTTAAGTTTTGATAATTCTTTTCCAGCATTCAAAAGGCCTGAAGCTCTTCCAAGCTTTGCTTCAGCGGCTGTTATAACTGCTAAAGCATTGCCTTTACTTATAGTACCTATA